GTTATTTGATGGTACATACTGAGCACTGATCACCCCGTCAAAGTTAACGTTGTTAATCATAACGGTTAGCTCACTGCCTAGGATAGTACCTAGCTCCCAATTTTGTATGGCTCCCTGATACTCACCTTGGTTTTGTCGAGTCCATACTATATCTCCAAAGCTACCCTCTTTCACATCTACTGTAGGGTCAGCTGTTCCACTCTGATTAAGCAATGCAGTGTACTTGTAGTATGCAGGGTCAACAGGTATTCCATTCATTCTACCTCTTACCACGAGGTTGTCAGTTACTATACCATCATCCTCAACACTGTATCCCTCAGTAGCCACCATGACTCTAAGTCCACCCGGTACCACGTTACCCCTGTTCACCACGTCACCAACTATACCACCACCTGTGAGCACGTTGCTATTCATACTCTTGGTCTTAACCACAGTGCTGTTGCCTACCTGTTGGATACCACTGATGTTAGGCAGTCCAACACCTGGTGTACCGAACGGGTTAATGAATGGCATGAAGTCCACCTCGTTATCAATGCTGATTAGCTCTACCTGTGTAAGCTCATTACCATTGGCATTGTAGTCAATGACCTTGTTAATGTTCCACCATGAGTTATCAATCCTAATCTTATCATTCAGTTCCAATGGTTGGATATCAGACTCTTTAAGATTAAAGAATGCAGTCAACATCTTACCGTTGTTTATCTGCCCCATGGTACGTCTCCAGTACCTGTTGTAAAGATTGTTATCTGTTAGGCTTGATGGTTGGTAGTAGTAGAATGCACAGGTTGAAAAGTTGATGTCAAAGGTAGGATTCAATGGATCATCAAAGTGACCTACATACGGGTAGCTTGTGACCCCTGTCATACCTGTAGTACCATAGTCATAGATGTGGTACGGTGAACAGCTACGTGTTGTGCCATCGTACAGGATACGCAGGTTAGTCTTAGGAGCTTGCCCTGCAATCATTGGAACGTATGCCCCGAATGGTGTCCTGATTATTGGAGTAGGTCCAAACAATACAGGCTTAGTAGTTACATCCTTTACATACTCGTTGTCAAAGACCACCTCTGCCTGTCCATAGATTTGATTGGTAGCTGTGGTGTAGGTCTCATTAGGGCTATCCTTATCGGGTGCATAGGTTAGTATTACTTTCTTGCTTGTTAGCTCAGGGAGAAATGACAGTGACTGCTCTCTATCCTTAGCTAGCTTCAAGGTCCAATCTACCTCTTTACCTGCATCGTAGTAGTCATCCCTGTGGATGAGGTTGAGCAGGTTAGGCTGTGACTTGTCCACCTCTGCATACAGGTTGTACATGTTGAATATACCCTTGATAAATTCATTCTGCTTTATCTTCTTAGGCACATAGTCATTCACATCAATGGTACCACCAATGGCCACTATGTTATTGCTTGGGGTAATGCTGATGTCAATGTTAGTAATGACTGCCTGTATCTTAATCTGACCGGATGCACAAGCTGGTCCTGTAGCTGACCCCGTTCTCCATATAGGGGATAGTGCAGGCTGGTTAGTTTGACCGTATAATATCCTAGGCACCTTGATGGCTAGCCTACCTTGAGATAGCTGTGGTAAGTTCTGTGCAGTCAAGGCCATGGTGCATACAGCTGTTTGACTCAAGATCGTAGTGGTACCATTAGCCACCGATGTAGGTGACTGCACTGCATAGGTCACTGATGGACTCGCATTCAATGGTGCAGGGTTGGTGTATAGGTTGGTAGTGTAACACACCACACCATTCTGTGTGAGCACTAACTGAGGCTGAAAGAATACAGGTGAGGCAAAGCCATTGGTACCTGAGTACAGCGTTACCCCTGATGAGTTGACTAGCCTAAGCTCATATTGTATCTGCACGCTGTAGTCATACTGCTGTGAGTTGTTTGAGCTAATGTTGAATGGGGTGCTATACACACCCGTCACAGGATTGTAAATGTTTTGAGGGTCCTCCGTCTCAGTCCACCCTGCTATTGTTTGAGGGTTTTGGAATTCAGCAGTACCTGCAAAGAATGTACCGGTATAAGTGTTGGGTCCTGCATTAGCCTTGACTGTGTAGTCATTGTAATCAAAGTTATCCGTATCCCCATTGTAAGGAATGATGAGACGATCAAACCTATCAATAGCTAGGTCAGGCCAACTATACTGAAACCCCGCATCCTGAAAGATACGGTCAAAGTAAGTCTTAGCAAAGATAGCAGGCTTGAATTCTTGAGTGCTGTAGAATGCATCACCACTACCTGGGAGGAAGTACTTGAAACCATCCACCACTGAGTTGTTAAACCTGCTCACTACATTGAATGCATCGTATGTATGGTTGAGGTCACTGAAGTCTATATCTGTTAGCTCAAGGTTGTTGATGGCTGTAAAGAAGTCTGCCTTGTTATCCTTGACCAATACCTCATACTCTACATGGTGCTCATAGCCATCCGTTATCTGTACTTTCTTAACTGCTGTGAGCTGTAGGCTTGCATCCTCCATGACAGGGATACCATCCTGAATAACTGAGCAGGTAGTCAAAGCATTGACATTGAATGTACCTGCTATGATGTTCACATCGTAGTAGTGGTTCAGTAGGTCGTTGTTGTTCTTACTGCCTACCAATGTAATGGTCTTAGAAAAGTTACCTTTCCTCTGAGAGATATCTCTAATATCCCCTACCTGAAAGTTCAAAGGGAATGAAGTCCCCTCCTTTACCTCAAGATAGCCCGTTGCTAATTGTATCTTAACCATTGACTGTATCGTTATTGGCTAGCTTAATTGTAATGCTCTGCTTAATCAAGTTCTTATTTCTCTGCTTGAATTTCTCGTAGTTAGATGTCACGATGTTACAGCTCACATACTCAGTGCTTGCAGGGATGTCACAGCTCTCATCGTAGTTGCTAATCTTGAAGTAGGTGTAAGGTGAACTGACAAGCTCAGTGAAGTACTCAGCCATCTGCTCATTCATCCAATTGGTATTTAGGTCGATGGTGTTATCTACACTCACATAGCTGTTGATGTACCCTCTATCTGTTAGGTCATAGGTCCACTCACTTGAGTCAATGTACCCTGCCACATCTTGATTGTACTGCTCTCGTGTTACGTTGCCTCTTTCAAAGTACCTACCTGTGAATGCAAAGCTACCCCATGAGCCATAGCGGTCAAGGAAGATAATGCTAATCTCTTTATCCTGGACTCTACGATCTATGTTCACCCGGTAGCTCTGTGTGACCTGATTGCCATTGTGCTCATAGTAGAACTCATACCATTGAGTGGTAGGCTTAATCAATGGCAATGCACCTGTTACCACAGTCAAGGTACCTGCATTGTTAGGACCTACTGCGTTACCTGTTACATGGTCAGTGGCTGATACTGATTTCTCAAATATCTCAGCTGCATCATTGGTGAATATAATCTTGTGAGTACCTGGTCCTGGACCTCCATACACTGCGTTCATCCAAAGGTCTTGAGATAGCGTAGCATAGAACTCCTGAGCAGGGATAGAGCTAAGGAACTTATCTGATGGTGAATTGAGAAAGTAGTCAGTGAATAGGTAGCTAGGCCATTGTGTCCAAGGGATAGCTCCATTGAATACATAGTTGTTTAGCTTAGTGAGTAGGTCTCTTGTAATGGTTCTCCTCCCATCTGCATATGTTATGTCAACATCCTTGTTAGCATTCGTGATGGAGCTCCAAAGGAAGTTAATCACGATGTAGGTAGGTGTAGCCACAAGCACAGTGTACAGCCCATCGAAGTTAGCATTCACTGCACCTAGCCCTGTTTGTGTTAAGACTATTTGGTCACCCACCAAAAAGGTGTTAGCTCCATTCAATTGAACTCTACCAACGTATGGTGCAGTCACATACTGAGTCATTGCAGATGTGAATGAGGTAGTGGTTAGGTACTCCTCACCTACCTTAACATCATACTTGTAGTGGCTATTGGGTGCATCATACACCGTGGTGTTGAATGGCTCAAGGTCAAATGATACCTTAGACTGCAAAAGCTTGCTGAGGTCAATCTCACCATAGCCTGTGCTATACATCGGGAGCACCCTGTACTCTGCTATCTTGTTAGTGGTTCCACTCTCATAGATATCAAAGATATACTTGAAGCCTCCAAGGTTCTTGTTGGTGCTATCATAGATGTACTTGATAGGATTGTATGCAGGTGTCAATGTCTGCGGTATAGCTTGTGCTGTGATTGCCATACCTATATTATTTTATCCTGGTGTTTTGTTTCTAAAATGCATAGTAACTATCATCCGTGTAGTACTCTTGCCTAATGTGAGTGGTCGCATACCTGATTGCATCCATTGCATCATCCCACATCTTGACCGGTTCATCAGTGATCATGTCACCTACTTTCTTCCACTTGTAATTCTCATACTCCTTGCGGATGGCCTTATCATCTTGGCATAGCACCCCGAATGTCTTGATGTTGTCAATGCCTTTCTTGACCACCTTGTTTGCGTTCTGCACATCATAGCCTGCATTGTTCAGCTCTGCAATAATCTCAGGCCGTGCATAGTCAGCCACAATGGTTACAGTCTTTTCTACGTTGAATGACTGCATCTTGTCTATCAGCATGGGAGTAGTGAGGTAGCTCTCATATATCACAGGCTCAATGTATATGTCATTGTCACACCAATAGACCCGCATGAGTGCAGTGGGGTGATTGTATCCAAAGTCAAGGCCATACACATAGTTGACAAACCTAGCAGGGCGGTGTGGTATGAATGACCAGTTAGAATAGATGTTACTCTTGCTGATTGCTTTCTCACCCAAGGCATAGATTTGATACAAGGCCTCATCCGTTCGCTTGAGGTCCTCTATCTGAGTTCTGATACTCTG